ATACTTTGACCAAATCGGTTGCTATAGGAATAAGTTGTTGTCCGATTTCAACAGACAAATCAAAAAATTCATCTTTCAATGCTTTTGTTTGGTTGGTAAAACTTTCAGCCGTTCTTGCTGCATCACCTTGCGCATCGCCTAACCCTGCAGTTATAAGATTTAATCTTGCTTGTACTTTTTCTGCATTTGTAACTTGATCAATATTTTTTGTGATACCCATACGAAACAATTCTTGTTTCAATGTTGCCTCTGTAATTACAACACCAAATCTTCGTACCGTTTCATGGTTCCCAACAATGGCACTTTGAAACGCTCTCATTGTTTCAACATCACTTGCATTGTTAAATGATGCTGTATCTACTGCCAATTTTGTTAGTTGAACTGATAATTTTGCAGCCTCACCTCTAGCAAATCCCATTGGAACAAATGTGTCTTGAACACTTGATGCCATTTCTTCTAGTTTGTGAGTGCTTCTACCAACAGCATCTCCAAATTCATCTAAATCAGCGACGACCTGCTCTCTGAATGCACCAAAAACCACACTTGATTTAGCTTGCATTTCTTCAACATCACCTGCCAAATTAATAGCAGCCATGCCCATTCTACCTAATTGACGAACAGTCAGTGCTGTTGCAACGGCACCAATAACAGGACCCATTCTTTTGAAAGCTGCTGCTATACCTGCTGTTGATTTGTTTACATCACGTTCCACACGAGCGAGTTGTCTTTTTAAATCGCTCATGTCGGCTTCTATACGAACAAGTAATGTATCAACTGTAGTTGCCATTAATCAGGATACCTTTCCATCAAATCTTCAAGTTCATCCTTGTTAAGTGGCGGTGGTTTTCCACTTGAATGAAATTCTGCAAAGCCGTTAAGTGCAGCATGAAATTCTTGAAGTGACATATTCCAGAAATCATCAGGTCTTATCCCCATTTTACCCAACCCAATTTCTAGATAATCTTGCCACGGAAAATCACCTACCCCTTTACCACCTTTTTTGCGTTTCCCTCATCGTCTCCATTACTAAGGGCAGCACCAAGAATTTCACCTACTGCCCTCATTGCTTCTGCCAAACCTGCATCCCATACAGCATTAGAAATATCTTTTACGGTAACATCATTACCACCACCCTTAATGATAGGATGCAAAATATTTACTATTTCTGTTGTGGTTAAATCTCCGTCTGTTAAACGACCTAAAATTTTAACAATGCCTGTATTACAAGCTGTTTCAATTCTAGCTATTCCGTCCATCGTCACTCTTGCCGTCCATGTCTGATCCCCCAGACTCAACTGCATTTCTCCGCGCTTTGGGTTTGTCACTCTTGACCTCCTCTGTTTCGATTTCAAAAACTTCGCCACGACCTGCCACATCTATGACAGATGTTACCTTAAATTGTTTGTCATTAGCTGTGATTACATCACCTACCTTGAATTTTGCAGCACACGGAATGGTAAACATGGTGCCGCGAGAATGACCTGCAAGCATGGTGTCATTAAAATGTATTGTAACCTTTTCCCAAGCCATTCTCTAAACTCCTTAGACTGTTGCGAATGTAAATGCGCCAGAATTTTCTAGTGTAACAGAATATGTAACTTCGCCATTATGCTCACCTGCATACTCTAAAGACGCCACCATAAACTCGCCTGTGTATGTTCCGAAATCTGGAACAATTATCTGAAAGTTGTGAAAATCACTTGCACCAAAAGCACTTCGCAATGTTGCCTCTGATGCTGCATCTGTAAATACACCAGAACCAGTTATTGACATTGATTGAATACCACCATTTGCCAATAATGCTCTTACATTAGAACTATCTTTGGTTGTAACGTCTACTGCTTCGTCATTCATTACAAGTGAAGTTGATCTTAAACCACCTATGGTTGTATAAGTATCTGAACCTGATGCAGCCGTATTATCTGCACCAATTTTTAAAAGTAGGGCTGAACCTTTTTGTGCCGCCATGTCTTTACTCCTTTAGCTGTCAAACACAACGACACGAAATCTCATAACCCCATGCCGTGTTAAATTATCATTTTCCACTAGCGTTGTCGAAAACTCTTGTCGAACATTCACCAGTGAAGCACCTGATACAGTTATATCAGTATTATGCAAGTTCGTATAGACTGATTGCATAATCTCTTTAATCTCTCGTAATCCACGATATTGAGACCAAACGTGAATTGTAAGAGTGTGTTCAATTCCATCTAATGTTTTTGTGCCATTATTTGCTGTAGTTTCTTCACCAATAAGAACATAAGGATATGCAGTACTTTCATCTGCATTATCAAAAATAGATACAGATGCACCTGATAATCCTGTGGTATTACCATCTAAAGTGCTAAATATAGCCTGTTGCAGAGGAAAAGAATGTAAAGACATTATCTCGTTCTCGCCTTCATTCTTCTATACATTGCTCTTATTTTTGATCTGTTTTCTTCTAACGCAGGTTGTAAAAAAGGCCGTGCGCCCATTTTACTTGTTCCAAATTCAAGTGCTTCTGAATAATCAGCGCGACTTTCCACATCTGCACCCAACCCATCAGGATCAATAATAACATGAATATTATTTACCAAAAAACCAGTATCTGTATTCGGTGGATTGCCTGCAGTTGATGCCGTGTGAGTTCTTCGCGGATTATATTTTTCGTAAACCCTTCCAGAACTTTGATGCGATTGAATAGACTGAACAGCAGTATTGCGTACCATGTTTCCACCTGCGGCAACAATTTGTTTTGCTTGATCAAGGTATTGTGGCAAAAGTTGTCTCGTTCTTGATTTTCTTGTAACAATAACACCAATTTTTGTCATGTGGGCACACCTGCGCCTTCTTGTGCTGCAATCTGCATGTATTTAAATTCGTTGTTAATATTTTTTATTCCTTTAATTGCAAACGTTCTTGTATGTTTTACACCATCTCTAAAATGTTCTTGAACAATTCTGTCTGCGTGACTTAAATCTCTACGATACCGAATCATTATTACATGGGTTGTAACCTCTCGCATTTGATCACCGAAAAGATTTTCTTTTGCGTCTTTTGGCATTATTCGTGCGAAAATATCTGCAACTTTACTAAATACAACTGTCGCCCCACCACCTCCATCGGGAGTTTTGGTAAATCTCTGTATCTGTAATTTTTGACGCATTTTACCAATAGACATCAGCTTATCCCTGTCCTCAGAATATTGGCATAGGGATGAACTCCTAATCGTATAATCTTATATGGATTTAATAACGTGCTTAGAATTTTGGGTGGCATGGGAGGAGTTCCACCCTCTTGTTCACCCCTATGCTCATAAGCAAATGTCATATATTGCAACATTGCTAATCTAATATCGTCAGGAATGTCGCTTCTAGAAGCACCGTAACCTGCCGTGTAATTTATCTCTAAACCGTTCGCAGCCCTAAGATCAGTCGGAAATGTTCCTCCATCCCTAAGATAAACACGTCCCAAATCAGTAACAGTATCAACATAATAATTTGATGTTGCCCAAGTAGATTGTGTATCTGAGTCATTATAATAATTTATACTTGTTACACTTATTGCAGGAGAAGCCGCTAATTCAATATAATTGGAATATGCCCTTGTCTCAATACCTGTCCGCATCCCTTCGTACAAAGGATCAAGGACCGATGCTGTACTGTCAAGATATTGTTGTACAGTTCTTGTTATGAACGCACGTCCTGTGTATTTTTCTGCCCAAAGTCGTGATGCTTTTATAAAGGTTTTTACAGGAATATCATCTACATCATCATCAAGTCGAAGGTGTTCTTTTGCCTCCTCGATACTGATAGGCTCAATCGTTGGTTCTGTTGTTACTTTTAATCCAGCCATGGCCTACCATTCCCTATTTATTTTTTTGGTGCTTTACCGCCTTCCCAAGCCTCGTTGACATCAGGTGTTGTTGGATCATCACCTACCAATTGACCTTTTTCGTTTCTTGCACGTTTTGGTTTATCAGTTTTTGTTTCTGGAACAGGAGCATTACCACCTATCTCGTTTGCTAAACCATTATCAACAAAATACTTAAAGACTTTTTCTTGCCATGCTTCGGAAGAATTGTATTCTTTGTTTGCTTCATAGGTCATTGTTTCCGCACCGTCTGAGCGTGAAACTCCTACCGCATTTTTAATCATCATTATTTTCATTTCTACCTCCTAGTAGAAAGGGGGGACAAAGCCCCCCAAACCATAAACTTATGGATGCTCTAGCACTCGCATTGCTTCTGCAAGAACTACTTCACCACCAACCCTTCTTCTAGCAATGTAACGAACATTACCTGATGAAGCTTGGCTAAATGGATCACGTAATACTGCAAGTGCCACACGATCTACAATCATATACCCTCTGCGATAATCACCAAAGATAACTGATTTTGCAGTTGTAGCAATATCAGCAACATCTGGTGCCTCTACATATGGATGCCCAAGAATTGTGTTTGGCAGACCTGATTGACCAGAAAAACCAGTTTGGAACAAATACTGACCTGCGGTGTCTTTGAGCTTTCTGATTGCTCCAAGTGTAGCGCGGTTCATCATAAATGTTGCTGACCTTGCGTACTCTGATTTTAAGCCATGAACCAGATCAAATAAATCATCTGCAACAATTGATGCAGCGTTTGCTGCTGTTGTTGATGAAACAGTAGAACCATTCACGATACCTGTTGGTTTGTTAGAACCATCACCAGAAATAAAGGCTGCGCCTTCTGCCTTTGCAAATTGCTCTGCAAATTCAGTATTCATTTCTGCTTCTAAATCGAAAACACTATCTTCTAATAACTGTGAACTAATATCAACAAGTGCATAATGCTCATGAGTTGGTATTGTATTCAAAGAAGTAGTATAGCCTGTTGTTTCTGATCGTGAACCAGTTTCCGCTGTCCAAGCTGCTGCAAATGTTGCAGTTTTACTTGGTACTTCAATTTCTTTATTTGAAGTCTGACGGATACGAGCAACAGAACGAACTGGTGAAATTTCAGTAATAACCTTAATTAGTTCTTCCACATACTCTGCAGGTGCTAAATTACCTGCAGTTGCAGCGGTACCAACTGTCAAAGCTTTCTTTTCAATTTCATCAAGCCCATCTTCACCTTTACGCATAAAAGTGTCCCAAGCTTTTAGATTTACATCAATGTCTTTTGCATCCATTGCATTTGCAGGACGCTTGAGCATTGTTTCAATCTCAGCAAGTTTTTCTTCCATGCCTTCTGCATTTTTTTGTTGTTGGGTGATTGACTGGTTGATTGTCTCAAACTTGTCCATTTCCCCTTCAAGCTTAGCAAGCTTTTCTTCAACAAGTGGGTCTGCTTCCCCCTTGCTTTCAATTTCTGCCAAACGCTCGTCATTTACCTTTTTAAATTCTTCAAAGGCACTCGCCATCGCGTCTACGGCAGTTTTGACTTCTTCTGTCATTTTTTTCCA